GGTGGAATGGGTGACCTAGTTGTTGACAGACTTAGGGTATTATTGCCTCATATAGAAATTATCGATGTATCCTCACAGCGACAGGCACAGTCTGATCGTTGGAAGTATCTTCGAGAGGTAATCGATAGAGGCAAGATCGGTTGGCCCGCTCACGCTAAGACACGTTCTCTGCGTACATACCGTAACTTCATCCAGCAAATGTCTGACCTACAGGTGAAGTTTGAAGGACCATACATGTTGGCTGAGGCTCCGAAGGAAGCCAATGCTCACGATGACTATTGTGACTCTCTGGCTATTGCACTCAGTATCATTCCTGAGTCAGTACAAGAGGAGATCGAAGTCAGCAATAATCCGTTCTATGATAGACGCAGATCGTAATGCGGTATCATATCTAGTAGATATCTGACTTAAGGAAACCATATGGCAGAAATGTACCAGGAAGCAGGCCGCGTAACCAATCTAGCGCCTACTCCTAGATTCCCAGAAAGAGACCGTGGAGCGGTCAATTATGAGGGCAAGGCAGCCGTTAATAGCGAGCGTCGTGGACCTCTGCGCTTTGAGGAAGGAATCGCTACAGATACAGATGTACCTAACGATTTCCAACTTGGCGCAATGCAGGGTTATCGCACAGCTCCCGGCAAGCCAAACCACAATCTACCAGTATTCATCAAGCCTGCTGCTGAGACTCTTCGTGAGCGTGCTCACGTTGGTTCTGCCGCATGGATTGACTCTGCTGGTATGAATGGTGAGTTTATGCATGGAGTACAGGTTGACTCCAATGCAGCAAAGAGATTTGAGCAAGTATCTCGCTCCGGTGGTCGTTACGAGCGTCTACACGGTGCTATCGTAACTGACTAATTCCAAAACCATTCGGAGCATAATATGAACAGCGATATCCAGAATAGATTTACTTTCCATCCTGCTACACCGGAACAGGGTCTTCTCTATGAGGAGGCACGTTCAAGAGCCTTAGAGTTCGCTTTGTGGATGGACGAACACGCCCCGGCAAGCAGAGAATTATCCTCTGCAATTACAAAGTTAGATGAAGCGGTCATGCATTTCAATGCCTCTGTCGCACGAAACTCTTAAGGAATAACAATGAGCGTATTTGCTGATGTAGAGAAGAAGCTTGCAGATGTCAAGGGAAAGGTGGAGGGTGACCTTCACGCTCTGACTCTAAAGCTTGAGGCAATTTTCCAGCGCGTACACCAGTCCCCAATTGAGGACGTTGTAAAGGCGGACATTGCTTCTAAGGTCCACGACGCTGCCTCTCACGTAGAGAAGGTCGCAGATACCCTGCGTTCTGATGTGGACACTGTTGATAAGGTTGTTGATTCTGCGGATGCCGCAGTGGACTCAGCCGCTAAGTAATCCTTCTATTATTGGACGTGAAATATGGCTGTACACGCAGTTAGCGGTACTCTTGTGTCTAACACTGTGGCCGCAAATACTTTAACTTCTTGGCAGAAGTGGGTATCCATCACCCTTAACGGTACTGGTACTGCTGGTATTGTTTATGCAACCGTTGATGGATCTACCCCAACCGTTGGTGGAGCAGACTGCACTGCAATCTCTGTACCAGCAACCGGTTCTGTTACCGCAGTTCTAAAGAACCTATTGCCAGCTGCCGAGTTGTCCGCAACTACTCCTGCTGCAACTGACCCATCTGCTGTGCCAGCGTTTACAACTGCACAGACCAAGGTGTCTTTGATTGGTACATTTGCTACCAATCCACCAACCTATAATATTGAACTGTCCAACAGCCCTGGTGCTGCAACTGTTCTAGCCTAAGGTTGATTAATGACGGTATTTCATAATAGACGTACCGCCGCATATGAAGAGCTGACCGGGAATAGCGGCGACTACATGTTCGTTCCTATTCCCGGTCAATCTAATGCTGACGCACAAATGCATGCTCATCTGCTCAACGAATTCGGATACAGCGGAGGACAGATACCTGGTGCGTCTCCAGTAAAGTATCCTCTAGACCAAACTACTGCGGTCGTTAACATGAGATAGGAAAGCTATGGCTGCAAGTAGATCACACTCAGATACTCTCACAGCGAGTACAGTAAACAATCAAGTTGTATATCCTGTGAACTTCCCTCAATATTTTGCAAACATCACAGTCATTCACAGAGGAACGACAGGAACCATCTGGCTCCGTACAGACGGTAATAACCCTAAGATTTGGAATCCGTCTTCTCCTACAGACACAGATGATAGCTATCCTGTGCTTCCCGGACAGGCTGTGACATTCCCGAATGGTGTCCTGACTCAGGAACCAATTACCCGAAGCGTAAACGGTACCAGCGTATTGCTTGTATCTGATACAGCCATTCCTTTCACTGTATATGCTTCCTAAGGAGTAACTATGGCTGGTGTACATATCACTAGCGGTACGACTGTGGCAAACACAGTATCGCGTCTCACCTTCGGTTGGTTCCGTGGCATTGAAGTAGAGAACAGATCCACAGGAGATATGTGGGCTCGCTTTGATGGAATTGATCCAACTATTGCAGGAGATGACTGTTTCTTCATTGCAGCTAACAGCGCTCTCTCTGTTAACAATCCTAAGGTCAGTCCACAGGTTGGATCTGGAATTACCTGTGCAGGTAGGTGTCTAATAGCACAGCAGCAGGAAATACTAATCAGGTTTGGAACCTACAGATAATCTGGGCCGAATACTAATATGTGATAAGATTTACACCAAGAGACACTAATTCGTAGAATGGGATTCCATGTCAACATCTTTCTACTCTCCATCAATGAGAGCAGCAGCCTCAGACCTAGCGATTGCAATTTCGCCACTAGGTCTAGTTGAGCTTTCCGATGAAGAATTTGAAATGCACGGACCAAGACTCAATCGCTATGCAGAATACTGGGCTTGGTATCTTGGACATCACTGGGGAACCCGTCGTGAATTTGGTGATCCACAACTTGTCTTCAATTACATCAAGGCTTTTGCTGACTATATCAATAACTTCTGTTTCTCCAGAGGCATCACATTCGACACCGTTAAGGAATACGACCACATTGTTCCTGCACTGCTAAAGCGCATTTGGCAGCAGGATAACAATATGAAGTCCGTAATCTGGGAGATGGGTCAGCAAGGTGGTGTCTCTGGAGATACGTTTATCAAGGTGGCCTACGAACCAGCTTGGGAAGACAACGCAGGAAATACGCATGAGGGTAGAGTACGTATCCTCCCGCTTAACTCTGCATTCTGCTTCCCCACTTGGCACCCACACGACCGTGACCGTTTGCTAGAGTTCAAACTAAAGTATCGCTTTTGGGGAACCAACACAGAGGGAACCAGAAGTGTTTACACATACACTGAGTTGATTCGTTCTGATGTTATTCGCGAGTATGTAAATGACGAGCTTATTGACGAGCGTCCAAACGTACTTGGCGTTATTCCTATCGTTCACATTGCTAATCACCCTGCTTCCGGATCTCCTTGGGGAATGTCCGATGTGCAGGACTTGATTACGCTTAATCGTCAGTACAATGAAACTGCTACGGATATTGCTGACATTGTTAATTACCACGCAGCTCCCATTACTGTGGTTATTGGTGCCAAGCCATCTCAGCTTGAGAAGGGTACCAACCGAGTATGGTCCATCGGAAACAAGGAAGTATCTGTACAGAACCTTGAGAACGGTGTAGACCTACAGTGGCCACTAGAGGTACTGAATACCATCAAGCGTGCTATGCACGAGATGACTGGAGTACCTGAGTCTGCACTTGGACAGAGCCAGCCTATTTCAAATACATCAGGTGTAGCTCTAGCAATTCAATTCTTCCCCCTTATCCAAAAGTTCGAATTAAAGAAGATACAATATGGTAAGGGACTACAGAAGATTAATGAGTTAGCTTTAAGAACTCTATTTATCTTCGAGCCGGAAGCATTAGTGTATAATCCTGATACAGAAGGAATTATGCAAGAGGGTCAGCCTCCAGTATTAGATCCTAATGACCCTCTAGTTTATTTCTCAGATATCACATGGCCATCTCCATTGCCAGTAGACAGACTTGTCAAGCTGAATGAGATTATGGCAATGATGAATCTGGATCTGGAATCACGTCGCGGTGCGCTTAAGGACTTGGGAGAGCAATTCCCAGACGACAAGCTACAGGAAATTTACGACGAACTACACGAGGATGCAATTCGTGACGGTGCTCTACGTATGCTGAGAGCACAGATTGATTCCATTGTGGTTGAGACCACTGGGCTTATGCCTGGTCCTGACGGATCAGAGCCTAACCCGAACGCACAACCTCAGCTAGATTCTGAGGGTAATCCGAAGCCAACAGGCGGAGGACCAGGAACCATCGACAACAGCCCTAACCTACAGGCTATGGATGGTGCGGGTTCCATGGAAGCTCTTAGAGCAATGGTAAACGACGCTTACGGTACGAAGCTAGGTTCACGTCAGCTTCCTACAGACGATAATAAGTAAGACTTAGAAGTTAATTCATTCGGGACATATTCGGAAAACCTAAAGTGAGAATTCAGGAGATAATATAATGGGCACTCCAGTACAACCGGGTTTGGACGCGGCAATTGGGTCTCCAACCCCAGACAACGGCGCACAGAGTCCAGCTCCTTCCCCAGTAGCATTCCAGCATGGAGCTACGGGAGAGCGTACATTCACTGAGGCAGATATTGCCGCAGCACGCAAGCAGGAGAAGGATAAGCTTTACAGCGAGATCACTTCCCTAAAGGAGCAGTTCAGTAGCTCTCAGAAGCTATTGCAGGATCTACAGAAGCAGCGCCAGGAAGAGCTCAGCGTCTTAGAGCGTGAACGTCAGGAAAAGGAATCCGCTAAGAAGGCCAAGAAGGAAGAAGAGATGTCTGCAAAGGCTCTCCTAGAGGCCAAGCTTAAGGAGACCAACGAGACTTGGGAGTCCCGCTTTAATCAGCTCCAGATGGAGCGCGAGAATGAGCGTGCACTACTTGCCAAGGAAAGAGCATATAATGAACTTGTAGAGTACAGAAGCCAGGCACTATCGGCTAACTCTAACGAGATCGCACCGCAGTTCCATAACTTCATCACAGGTGAAACTAAGGAACAGATCGATAACGCTATAGCACAGGCAAAGATTGCTACTCAGTCCATTGCCGATGAAGTGGCTGCGGCTAGACAACAACAGATGTCCCAGATGCGTGGAGTATCGGCTACGGGATATACCGCCCTTGGTCCAATGGACGGGGCTATGGGACAGAAGCAGCTTTCCCCACAGGACATTGCAAACATGTCTATGAGTGAGTATGCGAAGTTCCGCCAGGAGTCGGGAATGGCTGCCCGTACAGCAGCTAGTGACCGTGGCATCCTAGGCTAAGTTTAAGAACATCTCTGGGCGGCTGGTGCCTAGCCCATACAAATGATAAGGACTAAATATGGCAGGATCAGCCATCACGGGTACTCCGAATATCTCTGGTGCCCCAACATCTTACCCTGGTGGTAGCACCGCGCTATCCCCAGCAATTCAGACCATATGGTCAAAGGAAATCCTCTTCCAGGCAATGCCGATTCTAAGATTCGAGCAATTTGCCGTAAAGAAGACTGAGCTCGGGGTAACTCCTGGTCTCACAATTAACTTTATGCGTTACAATAACCTAGGACAGGCTAGCCAGCTTGTTGAAGGTATTCGTATGCAGACTGCTCCATTGACAGCTTCTCAGTTCTCCATCACCGTGGCTGAGCAGGGATTCGCTGTTGCTGTTTCTGAGCTATTGCTTAACGCTTCCTTCGATGACGTTATGGCTTCTGCTTCTCGTCTTCTAGGTCGTAACATGGCCACCTACCTAGACGTTAGTGCACGTAACACTCTTCTACAGGCTTCTTCACAAATCTTCGGATACCAGAAGGACACTGGCGCACTTAACAACCAGGTTTACTACAACATCGGTACTCCTGGTACTTCTAACGCTTCTATGACTGGTGACTTCAACTTGACTTCTCAGGTTGTATTCGATGCCGTAGAAACTTTGGCTACGAAGAATGTTCCACGTTTGGGCGAGACATATGTATGTTTCGTACACCCTCACCAGAGCCGTTGGTTGAGAAACGATCCTCAATTTATCGAAATGACTAAGTATGCGGCCCCAGGGAATTTCATGCTTGGTGAAATTGGTAGATTGAATGACGTAGTATTTATCGAAACTACTCAGGTTAGAAATGTAGTCGGTGGTGCCGGAACTGGTTGGACCGCTGATACTACAACTGGTGGAGTAACCACAGGTAATGGTTCCGCTAACCGTTATGACTCCATCTTTATTGGAGATAATGCATTCGGTCACGCTATTTCTCTTCCAGTAGAATTGCGTGATGGTGGTATCCTAGATTTCGGAAGAGAGCACGCCTTGGCGTGGTATGCTATCTGGGGACTTGGTTTGATCACAGACATCTCTGTGGTCATCGCGTCTACAAATTAAGACCAACTGATAACTGCTTATGACAAACTAATAGCTCCTATACTGTGCTATACTGTAAGTGCGCACTTAAGTTAAACAGTATAGGAGCTATTATCATGAGCAGAAGAAAGCTCGTATTAGGCGGTACGTGTATACACGGCCACGTCCTTACAGAAGAAAACACCTACGCGTATCCCAATGGGCGACTGGTTTGTAAAATCTGTAGAAGAGACTCCAATAGAAAGTCTTTAGGACTAGAGCCAGACGATTCCCCTTTGGAAACATGGGTTCGAGATAAGGACAGAAAGAAGACTCACTGTCCTCAAGGTCACCCATATGACGAAGAGAATACTTACTACACGCCTGGTGGAGATCGTAAATGCCGAAAGTGTACTTACGATAGAAACAGGGCTACATCCTTCCAGGACCGCTACGGGATCACTGTTGAAGAGTACGAAGTCATGGCGAAGATGCAAGACTATGGTTGCGCCATCTGTGGTGAGTTCCTAGACGGAACACTTCATGTAGACCATGACCACATTACTGGCAAGGTTCGTGGGTTGCTGTGTAATAACTGCAATAACGGACTAGGCAGATTCAAGGACAACATAGAGTTCCTTGAGAATGCGATTCTGTACTTGCGAGCATCCACCAACTAATTCTTGTTTAGAAAAGCCCTGCCTTCTATATTCGGGCGGGGCTTTTCTTCTTGATATAATCTAACTAACAATCGTGACTTATTAGGAGAACAGAATGCCACCACGTAAGCGTGCAGGAGACTTGACCGGTATTGAGACTGAGCGTCTACAGAAGGAGAACCAGGAAGCGCTAAAGGAGCGCGCCAAGGAAATCTCCATGATGCAGGAGGTCCGCGATGAAGAAGCGGCTACTCCAGTTGATTACTCAAACGGTCCTATCGTTCAGCCAGTAGAGGATGATCTAACTGTCCTTAAGGACATTGAGCTTGAGGCTCCTACTCGTACCATCATTCCAAACACCACTCTAGAGTCCATGACTTTCGGCGCAGGTAAGCACTACAACTTCGAAGAGGGACGTAAGTACGTTGTTCCTGTAGAATTGGCGAAGCACCTTGAGTCAAAGGGATTGCTATGGACTGGTGGATACGTTAGATAAGGAACTAACTAATGGCAGGTAATTGCACCGACGCGACGGATCGCGCTATTCTCAACTGGATTACAGGTACCTCTCTTGGTGGTTGGACTCCTCCATCAACGGCATACATCATGCTATTGACTGCTGACCCAACAACTACTGCTGCGATTCCTACTAATCCTCAGCTCTCTGAGCTTACTGAGTTAGTAGCAACTGGGTACTCCCGTCAGGTGGTTACCTTTACGTCTGCTACTACTCCTACTGGTGGAGTCTCACAGATTCAGAACGCCAACCTTGTTAGCTTCGGTGTCTTCACCTCTGCTAACGGTTCGGGTACAGCTACTACATTTGGTGCGCTGGTAAACGCTGCATCTGGTACTGCTGGTGAGGTTATTCTTACCTGGCAGTGGGACACCCCAATTCTGGCTCCACAGAATCAGTCAATCACTATTCCAATTGGTAACCTGACCTTCACGCTACAGTAAGGGGTGCCATGGGTTTCACTACTCAGGACATCATTAACAGAGTCCGCATGGAGTTAGGTGATACTGGAGCCCCGTTCTCAAACACTTTCTTGGGTACGGGAATGGTCTCCACGTATGACTTGACTGATTTCAATGTATGGAATGTCACTATCACATGGATTCACAACCAGTCTCCAATCGTGCTGGTCCTTAATACGGACTACACATTGAACACCCAAGAGGGAAGAGTCTATCTACAAGGACCATCCTCACCCTTGCCTCAGGGAGACACCTTAGTAGTTTCTGGGCAAGCAGGTGGAATGTTCTCTGATGATGAGCTAACGCAGTTCATCAATGGAGCAGTTCTCCAGCACACCAACGGGCGTTACGTGGAGACGAGATTCAAGGACAATAACGGCTTTATCAAGTACGTACGTGTCCCTATGGATCTATCAAACCTTCCTCCGATAGAAGAGTCCCTAGTGGCCATCAGAGCGTCCATAGATGCCCTCTGGGCGCTTGCAACGGACGCTTCCACAGATATTGACATCTCCTCCGCTGACGGGACTACAGTGCCCCGTAGCCAGCGTTATCAGCAGCTCCGTGAGCAGATTGACGGAATGACCGAGAGATACAACCATCTCTGTGCAATGCTGAATGTAGGACTTGACGCAATCGAAGTATCTAAGATTCGTCGCGTATCCAAGACCACAAACCGTCTGGTACCGATCTTCGAAGACAGAGAGTACGACGACTACGAGCTACCACGCCGTCAGTTGCCTCCGATCTCTACAAGAGACGAAGACGAATCAAATATACAGTCCCCAATTTACGGGGGCATGTGGGGTCTATAATCTCCCCATCCTACTTGAAGACCCTCATAGAAAGAGTGTGGTGATTCCCTTGATTGACCGTGCTGGTTGGAAAGGTGGTCGCTTCTCTGTCGATTTCGAGACAGGCTCTATCTATGGGGGTCTTCGTGATTGGCAGAGATGGACAGGCGACCAAATCTACTACTACAGATTCGCTTATGATCAGTCCTCTGTAGATCCTGTCTATGGAGAAGCTGACTCCTCCCTTGGGCGTATTTACTTTGAGCAGGGATTAATTCCCGCTCTCCATGTCATCCACGTTGAGGGTGACAACGACAATACTGAGTATGGTTTCTATTCCAACGACAGAGCCCATGTCACTATGTCTTTCGACCAGCTAAAGCGCCTT